GACGCTCAAGAATCAGAAGCCTGTAGCCATCATATCGAAGTGCAGTCTGCAAGGGGTGACAGATTGCGTTTGCGCTGACACCTGTATCGACATGGTTGATGTCTATCTCGCACCCGGCGCACAGCCAGTCAAAGCATTGCAATTTCCTACGGCTATTCGCAAGATGTGGTCAGGCAGGGAGGTTCAAGAATGGATTGATCGGCATGAATCAATGCTGGCCGCTGTGCCGAAGGATCAATCATGAGGCTAGTTGATAAAGTTATCGTGTTACCTGTTATCACATCCCTCAATTTGGATATAGATCGCGTACTAGAAGCAGCACTTGGTGCTAATTTGCAGACGGCTATTGTGATCGGTACTGATACAGAAGGTCGGCTCTACTTTGCAAGCTCTGTAGCTGATGGAGGTGAAGTGTTGTGGTGGATGGAAAAGGCAAAACACGCCCTTATGGGTATATCAGAATGAGAGGCACTGACCGTGGCACCTATGCAAGAACAGCAGCATCACTCATCACGCTCAAGCGCAAGCGAATCCCGTACTGCTACTTTGAGTGGCCTCACCTGCACGTTGGCACAGCAAGCCAACACCGGACAGCACAGGCCCGTATGTGGCGTACTTTTTGGCGAATTAAATCAGTAGGAGATAGAGCATGACCAACAAAGTTAATCTGTGCCGTCATTGGAAGATGGGCTTAATAACGCACCTTAACCCGACCTGTCCTTTTTGCGACATAGACGCGTTAAAGGCAGAGATTGAGACGTTACGCACTGTTGAGCCAATGACTGAAGTAGCTGACAGATTTGCGCACCGGCTGGCATTGGAGCTTGAGTGTGTCTTGGCTGACCGCCCAAGCTACTACAACAAAGCTATGCAGGTATTGAGCGAGTACCGAAGTGCCATGAATGCAATTCACGAACAACACAGCCCGACATTTATGGGAGAGCCACGGATATGAACGCCGCAGACTTCTACGAACACTTCAAAGACGCGCGCAAGTTTACGGCCATCGCAAGCAAGCCACACGCACAAATGGCAGGCGAACTGGCTGATGAAATCAAAGCGGTTATCTACAAGTACGAGCAAATAATCCCGTTAGCCTTGGCTGTCGGGGTCTTGCGAATTGTTGAAAAGGAGATTCTCGATGCTGCCTAACACAACCTGCAAATGGACAAAGATCAGCAAGTACACATGGGTCACTGCTTGTGGTGGGAAGGTAACTTTCTTTCTAGGCCAGCCAAGCGACCACACATGCACTTGCGGGAGGAAGGCAGAATGAAACGCATCCACGACATATCCGAAGTGCGCTCCGACCACATGCAGGTCAACGAAATACTTGATGAGGCACGATCTGAAAATTTTGAAACTGTAATCGTCATTGGCTTCAAGAACAAGTCAGTGCAGTTCAAGCGCAGCAAGGTCAAGGACACTGTGCTACTGCTAGGTGCTATCGAAGCCGCGAAGATGCAACTATGGGAGACAACATGAAAACACCACTATCCGACAAACCTTGGACACCAGAAGACATGGCATACCGCCCCAGTGGGCTACCACAAGACTTCATCAAGCATGAGGTTGAATCCGCAGAAGACTGGTCTGAGTGGGTTTGCCCTGACCCCAATGAGTATTTGATTAAGTGCTGTGACTGTGGACTTGTACATGAAGCACAGTTTCGAGTTGCCGAGTACAAGCCAACGCCATCTGAGGAGTTTGTGGTAACAAATAACCCAGACATGCAAACACAATTTCGCATGAAACGACACAACATCAAAGGAGCCTCATTATGAGCGAAGCACTTGAACGGGTTATTGCCGAACAGCAAGCCCAAATTGATCGGCTGAATCAGATCGTTGATTCAAACTACAAATCTTTCGCCGGGTTCGCAAAGTCTCAAGAGCGTATGGCACATGCAGCCTTTGGGCTTATCAACGAACCCACCAGTCATGACAGGATGTGGGCGCTGAAGATGGAGCTACAGGCTCAAGGCTGGTGCACGTTTTGCGAAGCATCACCTTGTGAGTGTGATCATGATTAAGGACTGGAAATGATCAACGACAAATCAAGAGCCGCGTTTGAGGTGTGGCTTGAAAAAGATTATTACGGTTACACCACACACGATGAGCGAACCATGTGGCTGGCTTGGCAAGCCTCCCGCGAGGTGGCTTTGAGCGAGGCTCCGGCAGAGCCAACAGGCGAACGGGCTGAGTTGGTTGCACGGCTACGTGACTATGACGAGGATGACAACAACAAGCAGGCCATGAGCGATGCTGCTGACATGCTGGAGGCTGATGGCAAATCATGCGCACAGACTATGCGCATGGATGATGCGCGGTTGCTCGAGGCACAAAAACACACACCACTGGGTTGACATTAGGGTTTCCACGGGTGTAATTCGCGGGCACGAGTGCTGAGTTTTTGGCACTTGTTCCACCTCAACGCGATTTCGCACCCAAGGAGAGCTATGTCGAGACTCAACCTGAAAGATGCGATAGACGACCTGGCGCCACCACCGCCGCCATGCTTTCTCAACAACGTGCATTGGATTGAGTACCTTTATTCCGCAGCAGCCACCCAGAACAACAGAGGGGAACAGAAGATCATCCTGATTGTGGACGGCGAGCCCCGCATCAATCACGCCTTCAACTTCTGCGAGGACTGCGAAAGCAAAGAGCACAAGGAGCACCAGAAGATGATGGGGCTGTGCCGGCCGGACCACTTGAAGGGGCTGGAATGACGGTTCAGGAGGCGTTGACCATCATTGCCACGGTAATCGAGCAGATGGGGCCAGTAAGCGCCAGGACCATCGAGTCGCACCCAGACGTGGTGCACGCCTGCCGGGAAACCAAGACCAAGGCACGCAAGCACATCGAGCGCCTGGTGGTGACGCGCACAGTGCAGTGGGATCAGAGGAAGCAGGGGGCGGTGTATTGGGTATAGTATTCCAAGGAGAAACAAAATGACAGCAATGAAAGCCGTAGAGAAAACATACATGTTTTCAAATGAATCAACGAAAGTCTTAAAGGAAAAGCGTTTTGATTACAAAAATGGCGCATCCATTACAGAGACAACTTTGGTGAAAAAGGTTTACAGCAAAAGGTACGCATTGCTTGAATGTGGACACACAAGAGAGCAACACTCAAGCGAACACTTCGAAGGCGCCAAGCGTCTTTCTTGCCATTATTGCGATCAGATCGCATGGCATGAACAGAATGCCCAAGCCACGCAGACCCCGGAAGCAAAGAAGTGGTTAGAAGATTGCACACAGAGCGCGCTAAACAATCTTGAGATGGCGAAGTTGCACATGTTGCAACACCCTTGACTCCGAACAGGAATCTCTGAAACTTTCTCTTGTCAAGCGCTCGCACCGTGAGACAATGGAACCAGAGGCCGATTCAGCTTCTGCTTTTCTGCCTTAAATGGCAACACGGTGCGAGCGTGGAGAGCAGAGACTTAATCGGCCTTTTGCTTTTCAATCGTCAGGGCGCGAATTGACAGAGCAGTGGCTTGAAATCGGCTGTACCCAACAAAGACTACCGCCACGGAACCACCAACCGTGACGTTCCGGCGTTGGTAAGGCGACTGGAACAGCAATAGCCGGAATGTGACAGCCTGTGCCGATATTGCGATGACCTACCCCTCTTGGCACTTGGTTGATGGACTGACAGATGAGCAGCATCAATGGAGACAGTGACTTCACCATTGTCACCCGGCATAGCCATGGATTAACGCTGTCTTGACTCCGAAATAATTCCACCCATGATTGCCTGATACCCACATCAGGACAATCCCATGGCAACAACGGCGCGCAAGAGTGCGACGAAAGATCGACAGTTAAACCCGAAGCAGGAAATGTTCTGCCGTGAGTACCTTGTCGATTTGAATGCCACCCAGGCTGCTATTCGCGCAGGCTACGCACAAAAATCAGCTTTCGTTCACGCATCTCGGATGCTAAACAACACTAAGGTGACCGATTTAATTCAATCGCTGATGAACAAACGTAGCAAAGTCGTTGACTTGACAGCCGCCGATGTACTACGAGACATCAACCTGGTCAAAGATGATGCCATGAGCAAAATGGCAGACAAAGATGGCAACACGCAGATGACCAACCATGCTGCCGCACTCAAAGCGCTTGAGCTCCAAGGCAAGCACCTGAAGATGTTCACCGAGAAGATGGAACACACCGGTGCAGACGGTGGCCCAATCAAGCACACGGTCGAAATCTTCTTGCACAAAGCCTGATGCAAGCCATTCACATCAAGGCAGACTTCCCCGATGTGCTTGGCCCATTGTTTGAGCCACGTCGATTTAAAGTGATGCACGGTGGACGAGGTGGCGGCAAGTCGTGGGCAGTTGCCCGCGCTTTGCTGATTGAAGCCTTCCGAAAGCCACTGCGCATCTTGTGCACACGGGAAATCCAGAAATCCATGAAGGACTCTGTTCACCGTCTATTGAGGGATCAGGTGGCAGAGCTTGGCCTTGGGACGTTCTACGAGGTGCTGGACACGGAGATTCGAGGCGCCAATGGGTCGCTGGTTCTGTTTTCCGGCCTGCAAAGCCACACGGTTGACTCAATCAAGAGTTACGAGGGCGTGGACAAAGTTTGGTGCGAGGAAGCTCACGCCATCAGTAAAAAGTCTTGGGACGTGCTGATACCCACGATTCGCAAGCCGGGCAGTGAAATCTGGATGACGCTGAATCCTGACATGGACACAGATGAAACGTACCAACGCTTTATTGCCACGCCAAGCGATGACACATGGTGCCAAAAGATCAATTGGAGCGACAACAAGTGGTTTCCCGCGGTCCTGAACGATGAGCGACTGAAGTGCCAGCGCATCGACCCTGACGCCTACGACCACATTTGGGAGGGCGAACCGCTGCGAGTAGCCGAAGGCGCCATATATCGCCACGAAATCGACGCACTGTTCGCTGATAACCGCGTGCGTGACGTGCCGTATGACCCATTGCTTCCTGTTCATACCGTATGGGATTTGGGATGGAACGACAGCATGGTCATTGGCTTTGTGCAGCGCGGACCGATGGACGTGCGCATCATCGACCACATTCAAGACTCAAACCGGACGCTCGACTGGTACGTTGCAGAGATGGAGAAGAAGCCATACCGCTACGGCATCGACTTCCTGCCGCACGACGGCCGCACGCGCAACTTCCAGACCGGCAAGAGCACCGAAGAACAGTTGACCGACATGCGACGCAAGGTGCAAGTGCTGCCTGTTGACAGCATAGAAGAAGGCATCAAGGCCGCGCGCATGGTGTTTCCAAAGTGCTACTTCGACAAAACAAAGACCGTTCGTCTGGTGGAAAGCCTCAAGCGCTACCGCCGCGATGTCAACCAGCGCACCAACGAGCCAGGCGCACCGCTGCACGACGAACACTCCCATTCGGCCGACATGTTCAGGTATCTCGGCCAAGCCGTGGACCTGATGAGTAACAACGTGTCCGACAAGCTCGAATCATTCAAAAACCGCACCAGAAGCTGGAGATAGCCAATGCAACTTTCAGGATTTGCCCATGAGGATAGAGGCAGCGCCAATGTGGACTGGTACACGCCGCCGTGGGTCTTTGAGCGTCTGGGCATTGACTTTGACCTAGACCCATGCCAACCAGCAACGGCAATCCCTTGGATTCCAACGAAGCAGAGGTTCACATTGGAAGACGACGGCCTTGTGCAGCCGTGGACTGGCCGCGTGTGGCTCAACCCGCCGTATGGCAAGCACACACAGGCGTGGTTGAAAAAGATGCACGGACATCGCAACGGCATTGCGCTGGTGTTTGCCCGAACAGACTGCGCATGGTTTCACGAATCAGTTGCCAAGGCTGACGCCATCCTGTTTCTCAAGGGCCGAGTCAAGTTCGTTGATGGGCTTGGTGTATCAGGCGGCAGCGGCGCCGGCAGCGGCTCGATGCTTGTTGCATGGGGCGAACAAAACGTAGAAGCACTTTCAAAAATGAGCGACATAGGCCATTTCGTGCCATCAGTTGGAGATAAACAATGATTCTCAGTCCAATCGTCACCCCTTCCGGTCAACCCATGTGGTCAGCCGGTGGCAATTCATGGAAGACCAAGGTTCACCGCGGCTTCGTTTGCAGCCTGGAGTGGATTGGCGAGGGCAAGAAGTCTCAGCCCGCCATGGTGATCTGGCCCGCATCCAACGTGTTCGCCAGTCGTGAAGGTTCTGGCTTATGGGTGATTGGCCGGCGCGCCATCAGCGAGTTTGTCGGCTTCAACCGCAACGACAA